GTCTGTAAATTTTTCAGAGACATTTTTCATTCCTTCGCTGATAAAATTGGATTTCGCCATTGCATAGATCGCATTTGTCACTCCGTTGACACTTGCTTTTACCTCATCGTATGATGCTGCGAGGGAGAAGTTCCGACCGATATATTCTCCATACTGACGATTGATTTGTTTGATAACATCGGCATAAGCATTTGTTCCCTGTTTGAGTGTGCCGAGTTTGTCGACAAGTTTTTGATATTCAGCAACGAGATTTTTAGCTGAATCAGCTTCTTTATTGGCGAGTTTATTAAGCTCATTATCAAGTCTGTTAGCTTCATTATACCATGCAACGAATAATCCTGCAATGATTCCGATTGCTGCGGCGATGGCGCCCCATGCAGTTGCTGACATTCCGGCCTGCATACTTTTTGCCATAGCGAGGGCTCTTGCCTGAGCTGCGGTCAGTCCATTAACTGCTTGAATCAGTTCCAAATCAGCTATCAATTGCGCCCTGCTGAGATTAAGCATTTCATATTGTTGAATAATTGATGTCGCCTGTATTGCGGTTGCGGCTGCGGTTGCTACTTTGAGCGCACCGTATGTGCCGACTGCAAACATGATGACCGTTCCGACGGATTGCCAGTTGCTGATCAACCACGATGCGACGTCAATTAGAGATTTAATGGCTTTATTGCTTCCGTCGGCAACTTCTGAAATCATAATCTGATAACTGTCCTTGAGTTTCATCATGCGCCCGGATATGCTTTCCATCAGAACTTCCTGCATTTTGTAAAATTTCCCGCCTTCGTTTGTCATATCCCAAAGCGCTTCTTTAACCATCTCAAACGGTACGCCGCGTTTGGAGATGCGGTCGAATACTTCGCCTGCCGATACCATGTGCCCTTCGAGTTCGCTGAATTTGCGGGCTAACTCGCTGATAATCGGAACTCCAGATTCTGTCAGTTGCCGCACCTCCTGGCCACGAAGAAAGGAAGCGCTTCGGATTTGTCCGTAGGCGAGGATAAGACGGCTCATATCTACCCCAAGTCCTGCGGATATATCGGCAAGCCGTTTGGTTGTATCGTAGAGTTCGTTGTAAGGGATTGAAAATGCTGTAAGCTGTTTTGTATAGGAAGTAAGGTCAAGGAAACTGAACGGCGATTCGATGGCTAATTTTTTGATTTGGCTGAAGATAGTATCTGCTTTTTGAACGTCGCCGATAATTGACCTCAAAGCAATACGCTGTGTCTCGAAAGCGCCGCCTATTTCGATAATGGAACTCAGCAGCCTTTGTGCACCATAGATAGAAAAATATTGAGCTACAAAACCGGATAACTGACCTGCCACCACAGACTGTCGTTGCATTGCGGCTGTCTGCTGATTGGTGTTTCGCGTGGCATTGCCTGCACTGGCATTATATTGTTGTAAATTTTTGTTAAGTAATGCGATATCTTTAGCTAACTGATTGATTACATTGTTATTAATGTTAAGTTTGAGGGAAAGATTAGGCATTTGCTTTTGCAATGCACGGACGGCCTTATTGAGCGATGCGGGATTAATGTCGGCATTGAGCATGACCTTGAGGCGGCCTGACTTTTGCAGATTTGAGATAGCTGTACGCAACGAAGTGGATGTGAGGTCTGCATCCAGTTTGAGTTTAAACTGTTGCCGCGTCTTATTGAGGTCGGCAATGGCTTTCTGAATAGACGCCTTTTTGATTACCGGTTCGATAACGAGCGCCTTGTCAAGCTGCTGTTTGATTTTTGCGACGTCGGCTGAAGTCTGATCCTTAATGCCGAGATTAAAATATAAATTACCTAAATCCATTGTAGTTTTCAGTTAATAGTTTTCATAAATTCTTACGGTCTTACGGTCTTACGTGTCTTACCGTCTTACGACAGTGTAAGTGCAGCATGAATAATAACACAGTGAAATCCGGTGTCGTCGGGCGACTGCATGACTACGCGCGGCGATGATGCGGTAATGCCGTTGGCAGTGATTGGGAATAATGCTTCGGTGGCCTGCGTCATCTCATCGAGTTTAAGGATATTGGACTGTCCGATGGCTGTATCACGTGCGTAGAGTTCGATGGCGCAGACAGTGGATGATGCGCCATAGCCTGAACCGATAACGCGGCGACGGATGGAAGCTGGAAGATTGACGACTATATAATCATTTATTTTGTCGGTCAATGTCTTAGGTCTGTTTCCGACAAACCTGTTCAGGCTGACAGGCGCAACGGCGTCGTACAGCGTCTTTAACATATCGGATATTTTGAAGTCATTCATCTTTTTAGTTCTATAATTTTAAATCTTACGGTCTTACGTGTCTTACGTGTCTTACGGTCTTACGGTCTTACGGTCTCACATGTCTTACGGTCTTCTTCAATTGTTCATTGGTGTGTTGCGTTCCATGTATCCCAGTTATTGCGTCCCGGCCAGTTGCCGTTTTCGTCCCATATCCTTTTGTTGTCGGGATTGACGTTGATATTATGCAAGCCCTGACTTGTCTGTCTCTGGCTTCCTGCACTTATATCAAGTGTTGGCTGCTGTGCAATTTGCTTGCGCTTGATGTCGGTCAACAGGTCGGCCATCTGCTCGTAGTGTTCTTCGCGCGATACTCTGTCCCATTCGTAGTTTTTGCCATATCCGGCAAGTGTGGCGAGTTCGGATGCTGTCTGTCGGGAAAGGTATTTGTTCTGGACGGCGGTGGATGCGTTGGAAAACAGTTCGGTGTCGTTTTGGTGAACGTATGGTTTTATCCAGCCAAAGATTGAGAGGGCTGCATATTTGGTGCTGTTGCCTGTTTCAATGCCGTATCCTTCCTTGAAAAGTTCTGTGAGCTTGTCGATAAAGGGATTGAACTCTTTAGCGTCCTGCATGGCTTTTTCGACTGCCGGAGAAAACAGCAGTTTGATGGCCACGCCTGGCAGGTCGCCTGACTTGACTTCGGGCGGCAGGACGGTGAATGTTCCGGTGAATATCTGCTGCAAAAGTGTTCTCAATTGCAGGTCGAAAGCGGCTGACGATTCGGGATTGGAAAGATAGTCGGCTGAATCGTCTTTTCCGCCAAATATTGCTTTGACATTGCCGTAAACATCGCCTTTGATACGGATGTCGTCGCCCTTGAGTACCATAATGGGGAAAGCGTATGCCATATTGTTCATTGACAGGTGCGAGATGGCAAGTTCGTATTTGTCGATTGCATCCTGTCCGGGCGTCCAGCAGGCGCCGCTGTCAACACGGTGATAGGCGATGGGTATCTGCGAAAAATTATGGGGCGTTGATTTCTGGTGAATAAATCCGGGAAGTGTGAAATTTTTGAGCGAACCGATGGTGTCAAGCGGGTTTGCGTCGGCTCCGGCTTCGGTTGATTCCTTGAAAAAGTGCAGGTGTGAACTGTCCCATACCTCACAAAATCTTGCAGGAAGATTGGTTTCGGGATCAATATCTGAATATGTACGCGCGAAGACGGAGAGTTCACCTGTGATTTCGTCGTAATGCGGATAAAGGACGTCGCGATTGAGAAACGAAAAGTTTTTTGTCCGCATTTTTCCTTTGTTCATATAAAAAGCGATGGCGCAATCGCCGGTGATTTTGGCCGATTTTGCGGCTTCGTGCCATGTCACTTCCATGTTTTTATTGAGCCACCCCTTGCAAAAGTCAAAAAACGTATCTGTATCCTTTTCCTTTTCACGCGGCGTTGAGATTTCAAACTGAATATCATTACCACAGAGATGACAGAGGTGTTTGGTAGCGATGACCTGCTGAAAGGGGAAAGCGCACCGGATAACCGGCTGGATATAGTATTTTTTATCTTCTTCGTTAAACAGGATTTTATCTGGATAGTAGAGCTGGCTGTTGATTTTGTGTCCTGTTGGTTCGTATTCGCGCAGGAAGTCGGCCTGTGAGAGTGCATAGTAGGTGAGCACGTCTTCGACAGGGAAGTCGGTCATATCTCCGGTTATTTCTCTTGTCACGGAAATGGCGGCAGAGGAGATACGGAGAAACGGTTTTTTAGCTAACAGTTGTTTCATTTCAATTACG